TATTTCCTACCACTGATGATGTGAACGAATTCAGCAAGAGTCGTTTTGCCCCGTTGCTCTCTTCTAATCAGCTGGCAATAGGTCAATACGTCAAGAGTGGCGGTAAGGGAACCGATACGGCTTCCCTGAAGAAAATATTTAATGCCTTTCTCTACTTGCGTGGTGCGCGTTTAAGTGAAAAGCGCGGCGAGCAGGCCGAATCCTCCAAGATGAAGAGTATCGGGGTCGATAAGATAGTCTTCGACGAAGTTGACCATATGGAAGAAGAGGTCATTGCCAAAGCCAGGGGTCGGTATTACGATTCGCCTTTTCAGGAAGAGGTATTTATTGGAAACCCGATTATACCAGGTTTAGGTATTGATAAACAGTGGCAGAAGTCAGACCAGCGCCATTGGTGGCGTAAATGCTCGTCTTGCGGTAAGTTTACTTGTGCAGAATTGTTTTTCATAGAAGACCCTGAACGATGTGTAGGAGTGAGAAGTGATGGTACAGGTTACATAGCCTGCAAGAATTGCGGACGGGAAGTCTTTATCAAAGACGGAGAATGGCAACCTGAGCTGAAGGACAATACGAACTATATGAGAGGTTACAGGTGGTCTCAGTTGACCAGTGCCGTCTGCGACCCGCTTGACATACTGCGAGACTTCAGGGAACCACCCGAAGGCAATTTCGCCGATGTTTACAGGCTTAGATTAGGTCTTCCCTATATCGCCGCCGAGGACAGGTTGGTGGAGTCTCAGGTTTACGAATGTTGCGGGCAGGATTATCAGGAAAGCTCTCATCCAGGCCCTTGTGCGATGGGTATTGACGTTGGGATAGTCAAACATATCGTAATAGGCGTTCGTTCCGGCAGAGAGCAGTACAAAGTTGTCAAAACAATTAAACTGTCTGCTTGGGAGGACATACACGACTTGGCAAGGAAGTTTCACGTCAGGAGCGCCGTCATTGATATTCGTCCTTACCAGGATACGGTCAAGAAGTTCCAGGCGTCCGAACCGTACCAGATATTCTTATGTGAATACTCGAATAATCCCGCCTATTTGAGGAAGTGGGACATAAAACTTGGCGTGGTAAAAGATTACCGAACGGCGTTATTCGATGAGACCCACAGAATGGTGGTTACTCCAGGTATGCTGATTCTTCCCCGATATTCCCCTGAGATTAAAGAGTTCGCCAAACAGATGTGCGATGCCTACAAGATACTTGACACCAACAAAAAGACAGGAGCGAAGGAGTATCGGTACAAAGGAACGATTGACCATTATCGTAATGCGTTGAATTATTTCTTGCTGGCTGCTTCGAGGTCTCGCATAGCGCGGGCGGGAACTGTCCACAGGAAACAAGAGAAGGTAATAAGTGAATATGCCAAAATTTAAGAACGAAGTAAGCATAAAAGATAAGATTGTCGAATGCCACCGAAGAGGTACTTGTGATAGTTACGGCAGGTCGGTAAGAGTAACGGATAGTTCTGGATACAGAATACCTATTGCAAGACCCAGATTTGGTTCGGGTTCGGTAGTTAAAACTTATGTTTACAGGGAAGGTAGAATGGTCTTGAAAAATGGCTGATGCACGAGCGATAGAAGTAATTAAAGAACAGGAGCGCGAAGAGCAGAACGCCGCTAACTTCCGCAATTTGTACCAGGAAGTTGCAGACCAGATGCTTCCCCGTGAGAACCAGATAATAGGAGTCCGCACCCCTGGCGAGGACAAGTCGAAACAGATTTACGACCCTACGGCGATGTTGGATTTACAGGATATGGTTTCAGGTTTGTCAGCCGCCTTTTTCCCGCCTGGCGAGCTTGCCTTCGGGCTTACCGTAAAAGACAGACGGCTTGCAAACGTGGACAGTATTAAGCGTTATCTTGCCCTTGCCACCCAGATTACGCACGATGAACTTTTTGCTTCTAACTTTATGTTGCAACTGAACGAGACGCTTTCCTCATTGATAGGGTTCGGAACAGGTTGTCTTTATTCTGAATGGAACCTCGGCCTTAATTTCAAGGACTGGGACATTTCTTTTTATACTATCAAACAAAACAGCGCGGGACTTGTAGATACTCTCATATTGAAATACCCGCTTACTGCAAGGCAGGCCGTTCAGGAGTTCGGAAAAGACAACATAGGCGAGAAGGTCTTAAAGGCTTTTGGGAATCCTGAGACAATCTCGAAACCATTTGACTTTATTCATCGTGTCGGGCCGAGAGGTGAGCGAAATCGGAAGTTCACCGATTCTTTGAATATGCCCTGGGAGTCTATTTATGTAAACATAGAAGAACAGATTGTTATAAAAGGTATTGACCCGAAAGGCATAGATAACGAAGGCGGTTTCGATGAATTTCCGTACGCAGTACCGAGATGGAAAAAGTCATCCAATGAAAAGTACGGAAGAGGTCAGGGTACTATCGCTTTATCGGTATCCAAGGAACTTCAACAAATGCACGCCGATTTTATCGAGTGTGGTAATAAATGGAACAATCCGCCGAGAGAAATTCTCGATACTGCCGTCGAAGGCAGGGTTGATGTAAGACCTGGCGCTTCTAATCGTGTTACATCAATGGGTTCGATAAAGGCTTTGGATGAAGGATTGAGAGGTAATTTTCCCATAACGAGAGAAATGCTTGAGTTTGTCCAGGGGATAATTCACAGAATCTTTTTCAAAGATGTTTTTGCGCCTTTAGCAGATTTGACAGGCGATAGGCGTACAACACTTGAAATCAGAGAAAGAGTAAAGCAAGCTGCGAAGAAACTTGGCGCTCCTCTCTTTCGACTCCAAAGCGAATTGCTTACCCCTAATATCACAAGGGACGTATTACTCTTGATTAGAAACGGTGTTATACCTCAGCCGCCCGTAGAACTTCAAGGACAAGGTTTTGGTATTGAATATATTAGTGAGCTTGCATTAGCGATGAGAGACCAACAGTCGCGGGCGTTTATGCAGTTTGCCGACCTCGTAACTGTTCTTGACCCCGTATTCCCAGGAGCTAAGGACATTATAAATATCGACAGGGCGTTACCTGATATTGGATTTACGTTTGGATTGAAGGTGGAACATCTTTCAACGAGAGAAGAAATTGAAGAGGTCAGGCGGGTTCGAGCAGAACAATTAGCGGAACAAAAGGCATTAGAAGCAGGCCAAGCTCTTGCTCAGGGGTATGGCCAAACCACAAAAGCCCCCGAAAGTGGTTCTTTGGCAGAAATAGCAACAGGAGTTTAGGAGAAAGAAAATGGAAGAACAAGTTAGTACAATACCTGCGGAGGAAACAGTAGAGGTCATTGACGGCAGGACAACTCTTGGAAAGATTCAGGCAAAACTGAAAGAGTTGGAAAATATTCAAGAAGAACATTTTAAGATATTAGTTGAGCACGGCAAGAAAATTGACGAGTGCAGTGTTCGCAGATAGGAGAATAAAAAAATGGCACAAGGTGGATTCAAAGTAACAAATAACGGCAAGATTCAATATTGCTACAAGATGGCGGTGGATTATGACGAAATGGAGTTTTCACTAAATGATGGTAAGCCGCAGAAAATGAACAGAGACGATTTTAGCGTGGAAGCAGAAAGGAAACCAAAATAATGCCAGGACATACACCAAAAGAACGCCGAAAAAAGAAACACAAGAAAAAGAAAAAAAGATAATGGACGAACAGCAAAAAGTAATAGCCGCTTACAAGGATGTCTTATCGGCTGATGATGCAAAGGCTCAAATAGTAATTGGCGATTTGTCGAAGTTTTGCTTAGAGAACGCTGATATATTTGATGTCAATAGTGCCAGAAAGACAGACTTTAATCTCGGCGCTAATTCGGTGATAAGGCATATCAGGTATATGTTAAAACGTAAAACGGAACAAAAACAGGAAACAGTAATTAGCGAAAGGAAAATCTTATGACAGAACCAGCGTCTGGGACACAGGTAGCGAGCGACCCACAAACAACGGGAGACCCGTCTGCTCAACAGGTAGCGCAAGAACCGCAAACATTCATAGATAAAGACGGAAAATACTTACCAGGTTGGAAAGAGC